AAAAATAAACAAACCAATATCATCAATTCTTTAACTGATACATTGTTGACTAGATTGAATCTTAAAGAACAGCCAGAATCTGTTGGAAAGTTTTTAAGCCATGAAGATACAAAACGTCTTGCAGTTAGTGTAAATGGTGTAACTCTTCCTGGAAAGAGTATTTCTACAATCGAATTTGGTCCGGTTGGTAGCGGTACTATAAATCGTTATCCATATCAGGAAACATTTGTAAATGAATTATCTGTAGAATTTAACTGTGGCCTAGATCACTTTGAACGTTCTTATTTTCAAGCATGGATGAATACGGTTATAGATCCAGTCACACATGATGTATCTCTTGCAGATACATATAGCCGAGACTACAAACTACTGATAATCATGGTTCCACCGGATATAACTGACTTTAGTAAAATTAGCAAAATGCTTGCTGAAAATCCAATGAACAAACACGCAACAGATCAAGAATTCTACAGATCATTATTCTTTGTAAGAGCCCACAACATATATCCATTTGAAATACAAGAAACACAGTTGTCATATGACAACATAAATCAGAATCAAAAAGTTGTTGTCAAATTTAACTACAACTACCTCGATGATCCTGTAACTATTAAAATGACAAACAAGACCATCGAACCTTCAGATATTGATTTTGGACAAGAATCTCCCATAGACACATTTAAGCGTATTCTAAGAGAAGGTGTCAAATATGCTACCGATCCTAAAGCACTTCGCCAAAAAATAATAGAAGAAGGTCTAGGTGCAGCAGGAGAAGTATTAGGAATAGAGAATGTAGAGAAAATGGCAGAAGGTGGGCAGGTTGTTGATGTTTATCGTCAGACTAAGAATACAAAAGATCTCGGAATTACTCGAAATATTTGAATGAGGATTGAAAATGAATATACCAAAAATTATTGTTCCAGAATATGTTACTACTGTACCTTCTACTACTAAACAAGTAAAATTTAGACCATTTTTAGTAAAAGAAAATAAGATTTTACTTCTTGCAGAAGAATCTAAAAACACAGACATTATCTACGATGCTATTATACAAATATTAAATAATTGCACTAACAATACACTCAATGTAAATGAGCTGTCTGCACTAGACATACAATATTTGTTTTTTAAGATTCGTGCAAAGAGTATGGGAGAAAAATCTAAATTCATGGTTCCTTGCAAGAAATGCGAAGCAAAGAATGAATTGGAAATAGATTTTGACAATATAGAACTTAAGACTTTACAATATTCTTCTGCTGCTTTCCATTTACATTTATTTACTATCCAAGTTTCTATTTCTCTAATTTTATTTTTTCTTACTTTTTTACCTTCTTCAATAACAGGAGGAATAGTTTGATAGTATGGTTTTATTTCTATTAATCTAGTTACTACCGATCCGTCTTTTTGTTTTATTTTGAGCCAAAAATCTACAAAATAACTATGTATTTTTTGAACCAATTCATTTAAGTAAGGAACTATAGTTTCTTCACTAGACCACTCTATTATAGAAGAATTAGTATCACAAAACACCATGAAACTTCTTTCCCACATACTACGAAATCGTATATTTGTAGGATCTCCTTTATATTTATCTACATTAATAGGATTATATTTACCTTTATAAGATTTCATATTTTTAATTAAAGAATTGGCGTCTACGACGGTCTAGTTCTTTGGGTAATATTCTTCCGCTTACAGTTATAAACTCATTAGAATAAGATGTGCTAGATGCATTTGGTGCATTAGGAGCCAGAACAATTATATTTGTTGTAACAGTAGATGTTCTACCATAGCTGTTTACAGTAACCGATGCCTGATATGTTCCTGGATCTGTATAAGTATATGCTGCTGTAGTTCCTGTGGATCCTACTGGACCGTCAGATCCAAGCAGTTTCCAAGAATAAGATACGGTTTCTCCGCCAGTTACAGATACGGCAAAATTTACATCGAGAGGACCAAATCCGTATGTATTTCCGTTTACCAGTAAAGTAGGAACTAAAGCTACATTAAATAGTCTATCAACTCTTCCAAAGAAGTTTTCTAGTCTGCGGAAATCCATTACTGGACATGCGTTGAACGGCGCACTCACTGCAAACCTATTACTTCCTGTAGAAGACCTACTGAAATATCCAGTCATTCCTTCGATTGTAGTTTGAGATCCGTATGAATCCAGTAAACTAGATCCTGCGGCAGTTGCAGCAATTGCAGAGCTTACAACCAATGCTCCTGTTCCGGTATTGAACGAACTATATGTAGAATAGAAATCGTAAGTTAATCCAGTATCTGTCTTAAAGTGATATACAGTTCCCGAGAAGCTGGTCCCTGCGGTAGTACCAGTAAGAGTAGCATTTACATAGTTTGCTTGGGTATCTCCCCAAACCATGAATGTTTTGCATCCAGCATTATCATATGCGTATTTAAGAATTTCTAGAGTGTCGTCTTCTGTATAGGGAACTGCTAGTCTTGATCCACCGCCAACAGCATTTAAAATAGTATCTGTGCTGTTGTTCCAACCGGGAGGAGTCAACCAAAGAGAAGCATTTGCAGGAATACCAGATTCTGCACAACCAGCAGATACACCATCAATGTTATATTTGGTATATTTCTTATGTGTTCTTCTAATCTGTGCTGTCACACCCTCTGCTGCATATGCACCACCAGAAAATTCTGAATCTACGTTTCCTGTGTGTGCTGCAAGATATGGATACATTACTATATTCTGGTGTGTACCTTTGAATACTTGCTGTTGATGTCTTGAATCTGCACCACCAGCGATTGCATAGTGATACTTATCATGAACATAGTTTCTTCCTACGTTGGCAGATTTCCATGCTGTAGTTCTAAGACCAGGAACAGAAAGTCTAGCAGGTTCGTAGATTGCAGTATTTCGTGTTTCTTCAGATATTTCAAATACTAGAGTGTTAAATTGATATTGACCTGAACCACCAAATAGATTTGAGTTTCCATCAACCGCAGTCATAGTAATATAAGGTGTTGGGAAATAATTGGTGTTTGTTTGACTGTTTAGATAACTAAAATCTGCAGATGCTGCTAACTGTGCCATCGTACTATTACGACACACAACTTCAGTATTCCATCTTGAATCTTTCATCATAAATCCAAGATTACCAGTTTGTATACTTTGATATAGGCTGTAGCGGTAAACCCAATGCTGACCTTCGGTAGCAAAATCTTCGTTGTCATCTACATAAAGAGTTGGTACTGGAATATTATATGCTGCACAGGTTGCTGCAATGGCCTCAAATACGGCTTTAGTCCAGTATTTGATAGTTTCACGACCTTCTTTTTGCCATACGGTTACGTCAGTATTTTTATTAAGAATACCCTGTCCAGATATAAGATATCCGCTATCTGTTGCTCCGGCTAAACCATATCCATATGGGTAAAACACCCTAATATTTTGATATGCACCACCGCTAACAGATGTGGTATCAAACGCATATGTGGCACCAGCAGCGGTAGAAGAAAGTGTTAGTCTTCCAGCAAGAGCCACATAATCGTCTGCACCATTGCGTATTTCTTTTTCAAATGCATTAGAAGAAGCCCAAGTTGGTGGGAATGGTTCTCTATCTGAGAAGAATGGATATCCAATTGTAATAGATCCCGTTAATGAAGATGTATTTGCTGTATATCCTCTTATAGTACCAATAATGTTGGGAGCAGTAGATCCATTTGCAAATTGATGTATTTTAGTTACTGGTTTTGGTAAAGAAGCAGCAGATTGACTAATAAAGAATGAAGTTAGATTTTTATTCAATATTCTAGTTAATGTTACACCTGTTGCAAGAGGATCTTGAACTGTGGTATCTGATGTTCTTATGTGGGGAGGAGTTAGAGTAATTTTACCAGCACCGGTAGTTGGATTTAAGATATAAGAATGTACTGTAGAGTTATATGTAGATATTTCATTAGTTATTCTTGCTGTTTCTCCAGGATTAAAACTTCCAGAAGTAAGAGTAAGATCATCTAAAGTGATTAAAAGATATGCTGATGTTCCACCAAATGTAGCACTAACAGCGTTCAAAAGAGCGATATGGTTTGCGGTAGCACCATGAGTAATATTAAATACAGCATAAGAATCTGCTTTTACAGTAGACCATGCGTTTTGATATAATCCCTGCATCTCATCTTTGAGATTGGTTACATTATTCTGTTTATAAATATTGAATATGTAAAGACCATTTGTGGTTCCCCAAGCATCTGCTGTGGTTCCCCAGTTTGGATCCCAATATATTCCAGACATTCCTTGATAGGAGAATCCCAAATTCTTAAAATATAATGTGTGCGCAGCAGTTTGTCCAGAATCTCCAAGATGGGTCATCAATTGATACCATTCGTTGGCTATAGATGCTGGTTCTGCTGGTCCTGCCACATAATTGTGATTTGCTTCCCAATATCGATTAGATACATTATATATCTTGTTATCGGGATATAATTGAAGAATTTGATGTGTTATGGGAAGATTATAAATTGTGTCTTCACCGGGAGGCTTGATCCAAAGATGGAATTCTGCTTCGCCGTTTGCTATTGAGCGTCTGGTTGTCATATTTTTCCCTGTTATAAATACTTATATAGTATATTTATAATAAAAAAAAATAAAAAAAAAAATAAAAAAAATAAAAAAATAAAAAATTTAAATTTTTTTTATATTTTATATTATATAAATGTCAAATATTCAATTTAGCGGATTTCGAACACCATATGATGAAGAACAAGCTTTTAACCGTCATATGACTTATTTAAAAACAAAACAAAGAACATCAATGGATTTACAAAAAAATATATTAAATAATCAATTGGGAATAAATCAAGTTATGGCGATGCCGAAAACAAGTGCCGAAATATTAGAAGACGAGCAAGAAGTTAATAAATTAGTTCAATCTTATTTAGTTAGTTTTTTTACTGATAATCCTAACTTATCAAAAAAATTTGGTGAAACTGACGCTCAATATGAAAATAGAAAATATCCATCAAGATATGTATTTAATAATTTAAGTCAAGATGATAAAAAGGTTCTTTTACAACAATATCCAGCAATTAAAACACAATTAAGTGAAGTCGCAATTTTAACACCAGAATATTTTTTAAATTTTATTAAAAATTATAAAGAAGCATTACAAAAAAGTGGTGGTGTTAAAGGGTTTTCTTCTTCTATTAATATGGATGAAATAAAAGGAATAATGACAGATATACCAAAAAAAGAAGATATTAAAAAATTATATAATTTAGTTAAAGACATACAAGATGAAACAAATAACAGTGATGAAGAATTAAGAGATTTATTTGATTTAACTATTGAAAAACTTTTCAGAATGGAAACATATATGCCTACATATCAACAATTAATGGATTTACAAACAGCAATTGAATTTAAAATTAATGATATCGACCAATCAAATGTTAATGAACTTATTGAAACAATTGAAAAACTACCAAATAGAGAAGATATTTTTAAATTGGGGACATATTTATTTGAAGCAATTGACGAAAACCCTTCTATTACTGATTTAAAACATATGATAAGAGATGTTTTAAGTAATATTGGTGGATCGGATGAAACATTAATGAATATTCAACAAGAAATGAATAATATTAGAAGAAAAGTAAGTTCAACAGAAAACACTTTAAATGAATTGGCTTTAAAAACAGATGTAAGAATAAAGGCTGGATTGGTTGATAAAATATATCAACAATTGGCGAATGAATATGTTGATATGATTAATCAAAGCTCATCATCCGAAAAAGCAATTGAACCAAAAAATATCCCAAAAAATATTCAAAAAGATATTAGAAATAGGGCTTTAGCAACCGCAGTAAAAATATCACAAGAAAGTAATGATGAAACTTTATTTAATACTTTTAACGAAGGACAACAAATACCAATTGCTTATTCAGAAATTGCATATCAAGATCAACCAATGGGAAAAGAAATAACAACAGCAGAAAATATTGATGAAGGCGGAAAAGGTATGATTGCTAACAGAGTAAGAAATAAAATACAACCAAAATTTATTACTAAATCAAAAATGATTGGTAAAGGAATTTCAGTTAATGAAACACCAAAATATATTGAATTTGGAAAATATTGTTTATCAATACCGCATTTAAATAATGGTATTTTAAAAGTGAAATATCAAAAAACAATGGTTGATGTACCAAATTTAAAAAATAATATTAGTGTTGATTTTATTGATTTTATTGAAAATTTTATTGATACACAAAAAATTAATGATAGACAATTAGAAAAATTAAGTAAAGAAGAACAAAAATTATTTAAAAAATTAATAAATAAAAGTGGGTTAGATGTTAAATATAAAGTAAAAGATTATAAAGATGAAAACGATATGAAAGAAGAAGACCGTTTTAATTTAGTTAAAGGTCAATATATTGCTGGAAATGATAATCCAAGAATAAAAGAAGAATTAAGAAAATTTATTATTAAGTTTATGATGGAAGGTAAAATTAATAAAAAAGAAGGTCAAGATATTTTATTTCAATTATCAATGTAAATTTATAAAAATACCTTATAAATGATGTTTCTATGTTTTTTCTATGTTTCTATGTTTTTATTTGCTTAAATCAAAACTTTTTTTTTTTTTAAAAATAATATATATTTTTAAATATATTAAAAGTTTTGATTTAAGGAATAAAAAAAGTAGAAATGTAGAATTTATTTTTTTTTAATAATAATTATAAAATTTTTTTTATAAATAAAATATATATAGATAATGCCGACAATTATTTTAAATTCTAAAAATATTGTTAATGCTCCAATTAATAATAAATTAGTTTATAGATTTCAAAACGGTGGTGTATCATTTACAAATAATGATATAGCATTGGCTCAAATTTCATTATATTATTCTTGGTTTAATCTTAATCAACCATTATATAATAATACTTCATGTTCTTATATTTGGATTGATGGAACAATTGTTAATATTACTATTCCAAATGGTTATTATACGGCGTCATCTTTAAACGCTTATATTGAAAGTGTTATGGTGAATAATAAACATTATTTAATTAATACAGTAAATGGTGATTTTGTTTTTTATATTCAATTACAAGAAAACGCGACATTTTATGCTATACAATTAAATTGTTTTGCAGTTCCAACCGTTTTGGGTACTTTGGCTTTTCCAGTTGGCGCGACTTGGGTACTACCAACTCCAAATCCTCAAACTCCTCAATTTGTTGTTAATACAACTTCAAATTTTGGTGCATTAATTGGTTTTAATAGTGCTTCATATCCTCCAACTCCTCAAACAACAACATATTCAATATTATCACAAATTACACCAGAAATTCAACCAATAAGCTCTTTAAATTTAATTTGTTCTATGATTAATAATCCTTTTTCAGTTAATAGAACCTTATATTCTTGTGGTATTCCATCAGTTCAATTTGGACAACAAATAAGCATAACTCCTCCAAATTTCTTATATAATAAGATATCAGACGGACAATATCAAGAATTTACAATTGATATTTTAGACCAAAATAATAATCCAATTCAAATTTTAGATAATCAAATTGTTATTGTTTTAAATATAAGAGAAAGTGGTATTAATCAATAAACCATATAATAAAATAAAAAAATATATAACATAATATTATATATAATGCCGAAATCCTTTTTTATAAAAAATAAAATGGTTAAACCAATTGGAATGCAACAAACAAGCGTTCGTGGCTTTGGTGTAATGCCAATTGGAACAATGAAAAAAATAATTTCAAAACATGTTGGAAGAGGTACAACATCTTTATTATTATCAAGTGATTTAGGAACTTCTAATGTTAATGGGAGTGGATATGGTGTAAAATCAAATAATCCAAATCTTATTCAAAAATTAGGAAATTTAAGTTTAGGAAATAAACCAAAAAAGAATGTAAGATTAATTCTATAAAAAATACTATAAATAATAATAATTTTTTTATTAATGATTTTAATTAAATAAAAATTAAAATATAAAATTTTTTTTATAACATATAATATATATATAAAATGGCCGATGCTTTGTTATATGAAGTTTCAAATTCAATAGAAATGGACGGAGAACCATTTCTTCGTCGTAACAGAATTTATATTATAGATCAAAATAATGGGTCGTACAGCAATAATCAAGTAATTTTAGATACTGCAAGTATTTCAAATAGCGGTCAATGGGCGGATTTTTCAAGTGCAATAATCACCGTTCCATTATTAATTACATTAACATCACAATTTAATTTCTATGGAACACAACAAGCTCCAATCGCAACTGATTTCGCAGTTGGTTTAAAAAATTCATATACACAATTAATAAGTTCTATGTCAATTGAATATAATAATTCTTCTGTAGTTCAAATTTCAAATTTTACTAATATGTATATTTCATATAAATTAAATACAACATTATGTGTTGATGATTTGGTAATTATTGGAACACAAATTGGATTTGCAAAAGACACAGCTCAATCTTGGAAATATGCAAATGTACCATCAACCGCTGGTCAAGGTTCAGTAAATAATTTTGATAGTATTCTTTCAACTAATTTTTCAGCATTATATGATGGTACTTCTGGAAATGTTGGATTTGCAAAAAGACAATTGGAAATAACATTTACAGCTGGTCAAGTTGGAACTGCGACAATATTAGGTGGTCCAACAAATTGGGCTTCTGTTTCATCAACTTATCAACGAAATTTTACAACCAAATCAACAACTGCAATTAATGGTTATTATCAGCAATCTTGGAATATTCTTGCAACTTGGAGATTAAAAGATCTGGCTGATTTTTTTGAAAAAATGCCTTTAGTCAGAGGTGCTTATATTAAAATGTATATTAATCTTAATCAATCAAGAACAAAAATAACAATTTCGGAAAATACTGGTTATATTTCTGTGGTTAATTCGGATTTAACTGTTTTTGGTGGAAATACTAATCCATTATTAATACCAAGTTCTGGTACTAATTGTGGATTGGAGCCCTTATCAAATGCGGTTTTTGCTGGTGTAACAGATCAAACATTCACTTATTCAGTTTCTTTATTAAATTCATTAGATCCAAATTGTGTGTCGCCTTATAATAGATATGCTGGTCAATCAAATTGTCGTTTGTATTGTGATTTATACACTTTAAATCCTATGCGTGAAGAAGAATATTTAACTAATGGACGAACAAAAGTGATAAAATATAGAGATATTTTTCAATATCAATATTTAAATGCTCCTACTGGTTCATTTAATTTTTTGGTAACAAATGGGTTGGCAAATTTGGTTGAAATTGTCGTTTGTCCCTTTATTTCATCAACTTATAATGGAACTGGGAATTCTTCAACTTCGTTTTCAACATTGGTAAGTCCTTTTGCATCCGAACCAGCAACTTGTAGTCCTCTTATGTATATAAATAATGTAAATTTTCAAATAAGCGGAGTGAATGCATTTATCAATAATAAGAACTTTGGTTATGAGTGTTTTCAAGATGAATTATATGGGGTTGGGTCCGTAAATGGAGGAAAAACGGATGGTTTGAGTAGTGGTTTAATTTCACAAAATGATTTCTATAATAATTATGGTTATTTGGTCGCAAATGTATCAAGAAGACTGCCAGAAGAAGATAGAACACCAAAAAGCGTTCAAATATTGGGTAATAATTTAACTCAAGTGCCTATCGATCTATATGTCTTTTGTGTTTTGGAAAAAGAAATTACGATTGATTTATATAGTGGTAAAAGAATAACTTAAAAATACAAATAATAATATAAGATTTGTATTTTTACAAATAACAATATAAGATTTGTATTTATTTTTTTTTAAAAAATTATTTTATAATGTAATATTATAATATAATTATGGTTGAACTTACAAAAAAACAAATTAATAAATTGATGAAAGGCGGTGCAATTCAATTATCTTCATCACATTTAAAAGGTATGGATGAAGATTTTTTAAATGGATTAGAAGATAAAACAATTAAAAAAATGGTTAGGGCATTGAAAGAAGGAAGGGGGATGCGATTAAAATTATCAACAAGAGAAATGGACGATATGGGGGGTAAATTAAGCGGAACAAATAAAAAGATTGTTAAAGGTTTAAAAAGTGTTGGAAAAGTTGTTGCAAGACCAGCAATAATGGGATTAACTGATGCATTAGTAACTGGTGCTTTAACAATGAGCGGAAACCCTCAACTCGCTCCATTTGTTGTACCAATGGCTCAAGCTGGAGTTGAAAAGGGATTAGATAAAGCAAAATTGGGTTTTGGTGTTGGTAAAGATGAAATAAAAAGAATTAAAAAACAAATGATGGATCATTTAAAACCTCATTTGGAACAAAAAAAACATATACTCCCTTTAGTAAATAAAATTTTTAAACACGGATCGGATATTTTGGATTTGGACGAAATACCAATTAAAGGCGGAAAAATTACTTTAAAGAAAGTTGGGAAACATACTAAAAATGTAGCAAAAGAAATTTTTAAAGCAACTAAACCAATTTTAAAAGAACTCGCAAATCAAGCAATAGAACAAGGACTTCCAATGTTAGAAGAAGGATTACAACAAGCTGGGGTTGATCCAGCTTCATCATCTGCAATTATGGGATCAGTCGAAAAATTATCACGGCGTGGGGTTGATAAATATTTAACATCAACGCCTCAAGAACAAGCATTATATGATAAAAGATATGAAGCAATGCAAAATCCTCAAACGATGTTAAATAATTATGCAAATAATTATGGAAATAAAACTTTAGACACTCTGCAAAATAGAACATCACAATATATTGAAAAATATGTACCGCAAGAATATGCCCCTCAAATGCAACAACAACTTCAAGATTATAGAAATACCGCAACACAACAAATGCAAAATAGTGGGGAAGATATGACGGACAGTATTTTTAAAGTTCGTTCAAAAAAAAATGTTGGTGGTAGAATTGGATTAGTAAGAAAAATTTATTCTAATGATGATATTATACCAGTTAGGGGAGGTATGATGATACAAAAACATATGGGAAATTTATTAGATTATACAAATCCAGCAATGCGACCATTTATTAATCCTCCAAATCAACCTCAAGGCGCTATTAGTGGTGGGTCTTTTCGTGGTTATGGCAATCCAATGATTTACAGCCCTTATATTAATCCTCCAAATCAACCTCAAGGCGTCATTAGTGGCGGATCTATTGATAGACTAAGACGAAAATATGGGGGTTCATTTATGTAAATTCTTTTTTCAATATTTATTTTAATACTTTTTAAAATAAATTAATACAATAATGGGGCGTTTATCTAAATTTAATGTTAATCTTAACATTAATTCATATTAAATTATGAATAAATCAATATAAAGATTAATTAAAAATTTTTAATTAATATTAATCTTATATTTTAATTAAATTATTATATAAAAAGTCTTTTTAATCTTAATTTTAAATAATTTTAATCGCCTTTAATTAAAATTAAATATAAAAAAATGTATATTATTTTGTTTATCTATTTAAATGTTTATTATATTCTTCATCATCAACCATTTCAATTTGATTATGGGGACAATCTTTATTAATACCAGCTAAATGATGTTTTAATAACATTGGGGGATATTTATTATTACATTTGGAACATGTAATATTCTTTATTTCAGTATCACAAATAATTTTTTTAATAGTGGCGCATTGAATTTCAACTTTTTGGACTAAATCACCAGTCATAATCATATCTTCAATTAACATTTTTTTTTCATCTTTAAATAAGTTCATACTTACATAATGCAAGTATCTTACTTTATCAAGTTCGTCCAATTCATTAATGTATTGTTCCATATGTTTAAATTTATCAAACTCCATAATATAATTATATTATAGAAAATAATTTTAAAATAAAAATTTAATATTAATATAAAATATATTTTATTATAGTTTTTTTTTATATTTAATATTATATAATGCCTATTGTAGAAAAATTAAAAGAAAATCGCCCTAATTTATCAGAAAGCAGTTTAAAAACTTATAAATCAATATTAACTAATTTATATAAAAAGATTATACCAAATGATAAAGAAATTGATATAAATAAATTTTCATCACAATATAAAAAATTCTTATCTTTTTTAAATTCTTATGATAGTTCAAAAAGAAAAACATATTTAAGTGCCTTAAGTGTATTATGCCCTAAAATTGATGCATACCGTGAGCTTATGAACCAAGACGGAAAAAAATATAATGAAGAACAAAAAAATCAAGAAAAAACTGAAAAACAAAAAGAAAATTGGATAGAACAAGACGAATTAACAAAAATATTTAAAGATTTAGAAATGGAAGCAATGAAATTATATAAATTAAAAAATCATTCTATGACTGATATACAAAAAATTCAAAATTATATTATTCTTTGTTTAGTAAGTGGTATATTTATTAATATTAGAAGATCATTAGATTGGACTGAAATGAAAATTAAAGATTTTAAAGAAGATGAAGATAATTATTTTAAAAAAGACACATTCACATTTAATAAATATAAAACTGCAAGATTTAAACAATTTGGGGAACAAACTGTAAAACTGCCAAAAGAATTATTAAAGATAATCAAAAAATGGATTAAATTAAATCCAACTGACTATTTATTATTTGATAGTCAAAAAAATAAATTATCACCAACAAAATTAACACAACGATTAAATAAAATTTTAGGAAAAAAAGCAAGTGTTAATATTCTTCGTCATTCATTTTTAAGTGATAAATATAAAAATCTACCATCATTAATAGAATTAGAAGAAGAAGCAAAAGAAATGGGCCATTCATTAAAGGAACATTTAGAATACATAAAAAAATAATTTTTTAATTTTTATATAATATTTATTTATAAAATATATTATATAATGAAAAACAAAATTGAAAGACTAAAAAATGCTATTCATATAATAGGCGGTTCAATAAAAGATCAACAAGATGAAATACATAATGCTTATAAAGATTTATCAAAAGATGAAGTTGTTAAATTATTGTTAAAACAAAATGAATTATTAAAAGAAAAAGAATTGATTATTGATATGTTAGAAAATGAAAGACCAAAAAGAATTATGAAAACTAAAGATATTGAATTATATGATATATTGAATTTTCATAAATTTAATAGAACTGAAGACGGAAAAATATTAAAAAATGATCCGTCATTATATGCTTATGATCCATTTGAAAGTGCTTTTGATAAAAATTTAAAAAAAAATAAACAATATTATCGTGATTATCAAAAAAAGTTTATTGAAAATTGGACTTTAAGCGCTCAAGAATTGGTTATACTTTATTATGGTGTTGGAAGTGGAAAAACAATGATCGCCGTAAATTGTGCGGAACAATACCAAGAAATAACACAAAACGCTCATGTTTATTTTTTAGTGCCAGCGAGTTTAGTATTAGGAACAATTAAAGAAATGTACGATAGAGGAATTAAAGCGGATAGAAAAAATGAAAAAGGGGAATATATTTATTATTTTGTATCTTATCAACAATTATTAAGATCAAATTTTGATTTTAAAGAAAATTCATTATTAATTATAGATGAAGCACATAATCTAAGAAATATAAGAGCCGTTGAAATAAACGAAAAAATAAATGCAAGAAAATATAAAAAAACTGGTAATTATTCATTAGTTGGTAATAAACTTAGTGAAAAATTAATACAATCATCAAGTAAATTTTTAAGAACAATTTTTATGACTGGAACGCTTTTTGTTAATAGTAGTGAAGATATTGAGGCGTTAATGGCGATTGGATATAAAAAACAACCAATATTAGAAATTGACCGAATAAAATATGACAGTATTTTAAACAGTGATGAAGAATTTAAAATTTATTATGAAGGTTTAATTTCATATTATAAAGTGCCGAAAGTTTCAACAATGCCGACAAAAAAATTTCATTTTATAGCAATTGAAAATCCAAAAATGCAATATAGATTAATAATAGGAAATAAATTAGAACCATATTTATTGTATAGTAGAAATCAA